CACATTTCCGAGAGAAAAAAGAATCGGAGCAACAACCCATGTGAGAGAGGGGTGGGATCCCCCTTGGTGCCCCCGCTACTGACGAGTGGCGGGTATTCCCATTCCCAAGTAGCTCAGTGGCAGAGCCGCCGACTGTTAATCGGCTGGTCGCTGGTTCAAATCCAGCCTTGGGAGTCTGGGTGAATAGCTCAGCGGTAGAGCATCTCGTTTACACCGAGGCGGTCGGGGGTTCGATCCCCTCTTCACCCATCACTTCATAGAGGTTAAATGCTGTACAATGTTATCCGCAAGATGCAAACTATGCAACAAAGAACTGACAAGCACTAGCAAAGCACAGTTCTGTGGTTGTCCTAACCAGATGTGTGTTCAGGATAATCATGTTGGAGCAGTTGACCTCAATGAAGTTGTTCTAACGAATCATGAAAAAACTATTAAATATAACGGAATCCTGACAGAAAGTGACCTAAAATACCAAGAGGAACGACGCAAACGCAAAGTTCGTAAACTTGATTTTGAGGAACGCTAATGATTAATCTCGACGACCACTATCTTTCTTATCTACATACTGACAAATGTTTTGTAATCGATGGAGTGTGTGAGAAAGTAAAAGGTTACGGTTACGAGTGTGATAATGTCAATATCATTGGTTATTATGTGTTGACAGAACACTACAAGTTGCATTATAATTTGGAAGAACGATTCCTTTGGAAGGAAGAGATCGGGACTTAGTTCAGTTTGGTAGAACGCTCGCTTTGGGAGCGAGAAGTCACAGGTTCAAATCCTGTAGTCCCGATTGGTACAATTACCAACATACATAAATGAAAATTTTTCTAGACACAGCAGAAGTTGATGCAGTAGCACAACGATTCGCATCGGGACTCATTGATGGAGTCACTACTAACCCATCTCTCATTAGAAAGAGTGGCAAAGATCCTATTGATGTTTATAAAGAGTTCCGTGAAATCGGTATCCTTGACATCAGCATGGAAGTTGTCGGTTCTGTTGGTGAGATGTATGAGCAAGCAGTGAAACTTCACAGTGAGTTCAGAGAAGTTGCTACAATCAAACTGCCTTGTACCGTGGACGGTCTTCAAGTCTGTGATGCTCTATCCAATCAAGGCATTAGGACAAATGTAACACTCGTCTTCAGTGCTGCACAGGCAATCCTTGCAGCAAAAGCAGGTGCTACATATGTCTCTCCATTCATCGGTAGATATGATGACAATAGCATCAGTGGTCTAGAACTAGTTCGTTCTATCACCAGCATCTATCAAGTGCAAGGTGTAGAGACACAGGTGCTTGCTGCTTCTCTGCGTGATGTGTATAAAGTGTCTCGTGCCTTCTTTAACGGAGCACACATTGTCACCATGCCAACCAAAGTGTTTGACAAGATGTATAATCATGTCTTGACAGATGCTGGTCTGGAAATTTTCCAGAAAGATTATGATGAAACTATGCTTCTCCTGGAAAAGGCATGATGTTCACCATCTACACTAGAGAAGGATGTAAATATTGTACTAAAATTAAACAAGTCATGGACTTGTCTGAACTAAAGTACATTGTTTACGAACTTGATAGAGACTTCACACGAGAAGAATTCTATCAAGAGTTTGGGGAAAACTCTACATTTCCTCAGATAGTTCTTGACGACATCAAACTAGGTGGGTGTCAAGAATCAATCAAATATATGCAAGAACATAACATCTGTTGTCTAACATGAAAGAAGTAACCGTCCAAGAGTTTGAAAAGAACTTTGACACTTACATGGATCGTATTGAGAATGGTGAAGAGTTCTTGATCAGACAACCAGACGGTAGAGGAGTCGTTGCTGTGCCAGCTACACAACTGGAACAAGCACTTGATGACATCGGTGATGATACATGGTATAATGTGTATAACAATCACGATGATGCTTCATGAAATCAGAGGTCATTCTTGAACGGTATCCATATCGCTATGTGCAATGTGGCACCCTAGAGATCAACGGTATGCCTGACCTGCGTATCCAAAAATACAACGAGTATGCTAAACGCTATCAAGATATGTACTATCTTGACAACCAGATGCAACTCGATGTTTGCCTAGAGGATCCAGAATACACTAAGTGGTTGGATCCCGCTGGCGTTCCCTGTTATATTAGAGACGTTGTATCATGAGTTGTTCCAATCCTCGTACACACATTGAAACTGCAGTAGAGGAAGTGCGTCAAGCACTTCTTCACGCACTGGATGCGAAATCCGATAAGCATCTCAGCACACTCTTTGATGTGTATGCATCTCTCAGAGATGTTCTAAGCGAACTACCTTCTGTTGGTGATCCAGCAGAATTCTGGACGGATGATGAGTATCCTCCGTATGTTAGTCGCCATGCAGATACTGATATCAAATTCAGTCTGTCGTCTGACTACCTAGAAAATGCTAAAGTAGATCGCATTGGTGGTGATCTAGATGCCATGGACGATATCACTTTCGCTGCAGGACCAGTCGATTTGCCTGGTTCATTGGGTGAAGACATTATCGACTTCGGTAACTATAAGAAGTCTCGGGAAGACTCCTAAACTCGCCCTGGTCGGGATGGTCTACACGACCCCTGTGTCTCGGGTGGACATTAAACTCGCCCTGGTGGAGCTAAGCAGAATCAACTGCTGGTCCAGTCTCGGGATGACTTAAAAAGCGCCCTGGTGCGGGTGGATGTTGCCGCTTGGTTTGTGTGTTCCAGTCAAAGACACTCTGGTAAATCCCCTTCCGTGTGGTTGATTTCCTATTTTGCATCTGAACTAAAATAGGTGGCGAGCCTGGAGTTACTCATGTTTCACATTCCACATTATCAATATCATGTAGAGGAGTGGAAGGACCACAAGGAATCTATCCTGAATGGTCTGCACACCACTCATCCTAATGTGCTGGAATGTAACGAGGGTGACACGATGCACTCTAGTTACTTTGAGAAAACCGATTACTCAGAGTTTCAACCGTTCTTAGATTTGGTTGCCCCCTATCTACAGATGATGAGTGCTGAAGTCCTTAGACAAGGATTCTCAGAAAAACCGATTGATGAGATCACTCGTATCTGGTTTCAAATCCAGAAACAATATGAGTATCACAGTCTACACAATCATGGTATGAAGGGTTGGTCTGCTGTTTTCTATGCAGACTTCAACGCTGCTGTCCATGAGTCAACTAAGTTCTATTGTCCCATTTACACTGTGGATGGTGACCTAGCAACTTTCCAACCTAATGTTAAGGAGGGTGACCTTATCATTTTCCCTGCACAAATTAATCATGAGTCGGTTGTGCAACGCAGTGAAATTGATAGGACTATTATATCATTCAACCTTAACTAGGTTTTTTTGCGGATGTAGCTCAGTGGTAGAGCGTCTGCCTTCCAAGCAGAATGTCGTCGGTTCGACCCCGATCACCCGCTTCTTATAAATATTTCTAGCTTAAAGAATCTGTCTTCAGGACTAGAAATATGTCAAAACTGTTAGCGAATCAGATCGCAAATTATGCTGATAATGGACCTGTAGAATTTACACAGGGTTTGGACATCGCTTCCAACAAACCACTCCAGATGAGTGGCAACCCTGGTGGTGTCGGACAATACTTGGTGTCAACTGGGTCCAGTGCAATCTGGCAAGACCTGCCTGCCATCCCAGCAGCACAGGTAAATGTAGACTGGAATTCATCCAGTGGTGTTACGGAAATTCTAAACAAACCAGCACTTGCGAATGTCGCTATCAGTGGTAGCTACAACGACTTAATTAATAAACCAACCATCCCTCCTGCTCAGGTACAAGCAGATTGGAATGCTGTTAGTGGTGTATCATTCATCAAAAACAAACCAGCACTTGCAACTGTTGCACTTTCTGGATTGTATTCTGACCTAGCAGGTCGTCCTTCGATTCCTGTTGCTCTATCTGACTTTGGTGTTGGATCACAGGACATTGACTTTGGTTCACAGAAGATTCTTTACTCCAATGTTTATTCGACACTGACTGATCTACAAGCAGTCAATGCAGGAACATATCATGGTATGGTTGCACATGTTCATGCAACTGGATCTGTATACTTTGCACACGCTAACCAGTGGGTAAGACTTGCTAATGCAAGTGAACTTGGATCTGGTGGTGCAACTGCAATCAATCAGTTAACTGATGTAGATACATCTGGTATTCTAGATGGACAAGTTCTTAAGTGGGACGCTAGTGCTAGTTCGTTCGTTGCAGCAACTGATCTAACTGGTGGTGGTGGCGGTGGAATCACCGATGGTGACAAGGGTGATATCGTTGTATCAAACTCTGGTAATACATGGACCATTGATAATGATACAGTTGATGGTAACAAACTAGCGGACACTACTGTAACTGCTGGTTCATACACCAATGCTAATATCACTGTTGATAACCAAGGTAGAATTACAGCAGCTGCTAATGGAACTGGTGGTGGCGGTGGAAGTTACGGTGATAGTGATGTTGATACACACTTGAATGTATCTGGTGCTTCTGCTGGTGAAATTCTAAGTTGGAATGGTTCTGACTATGCTTGGGTAGCAGATCAGACTGGTGGTGGCGGTGGAGGTTCCTCTACTTTCACAGGACTCAGTGACACACCATCCTCTCTAACTGCTGGTAAGTACATCAGAGTCAACAGTGCTGGAAATGCTCTTGAAGAAGTAGATCCACCTCCAACCATTGGACTTCAGCAAAGAGGTGATGTCAGTGGCACCGCAGCAGGTCTGGCAAATGATACTGACGGAACATTCACAATCTCTAGTGCTGCTAAGTCATACGCTCTACTGAGAATTACAACATCACATGCTGCGTGGGTTCGTGTTTATACATCCACTGCTGCGATGAATGCTGATGTCAACAGAGAACCAACAGCAGATCCTCTCTCTGGATCTGGTGTAATTGCAGAAGCAATCACAACTGCATCTAACCTTGAGATTCCAATTTCTCCTGGAATTATTGGTTACAATGATGAGGCATCACCTGTTGACAGTATCTACATCAGAGTGAGAAATGTAAGTGGTTCAACAGTTAACATGCAAGTTACTCTCAAAATCCTAAAACTGGAGGCTTGATAAATGTCAGCAAAGACATATGTAGTCACTCTTTATAAGCATGAAGATCTCCCAGATTTTTATGATGAGATGAAGGCAAATGGTTATCAGGTACTACTCAAGCGTCCCTTGAGTAGAAACACACACTACCTGATGACAGAGGAACAGGCAGTAGAATTAAGAAAAGATTCGAGAGTGTGGGATGTGCAACTAACTCCTGAAGAGTTGGGCATGACCATTGAAAAGAACTGGTATACTTATCCAAATGAATATGAGATTGGAACCTCCTCATCTCCAGCAACTTTCTGGAAGAGTGGTTCCTATAATCAGAATAGTAGACAATGGGGTCAGCATTTCTGTACTAGACTTGGTGTAGCTACAACTCCAGGAAAAGGAAAGGGAACCTTTGGTGTTGGTGCCAACGGCACACTGAATGATTATGTAACTGTGTATGGCAATGGTAAGGATGTCGATGTAGTTATCGTTGACGATCCTGTGTCATATGATTGTGAGGAATGGTATAGTCCATCAACAGGACTTACTAGATTTGTTCAGTACCAATGGTTCAATGAACTGAATACCTATGTGGCAGCTATCGATGATGATAGTCAGACACTTCCTCAAGGAACTATAAGTTACTATGATAATGCTGCTAATCCTGAGTATCATGGAGTTCATGTTGCTGGTACAGTCGCTGGTCAGTTTTATGGTTGGGCGAACGAAGCAAACATCTATGGACTGCAGATTCTAGGAAACATGCCATCGGGTCATAGTTTACCTGTCTTGCTTCTGTTTGATTATCTAAGAGCATTCCATGCACACAAACCACTAGTGAATGGTAAGAGATTGCCAACTATCTCAAACCACAGTTGGGGATACTCTTACAACTTGAGTGGTGATTATCCTTCTGGATATTCTATTGGAGATGTTCAGTTTGTTTATGATTCTTCTACTGCCACAACATATAATTCAAGTAATCCAAATCCATCTGGTTGGACCATAGCAGGTTTGGCGAAAGACTTTGGTGTTGATGGTACAACTAAACTTAATGCACCTTATGCTGCTTTGGAAGCAGACTGTGAAGATGCTATCAACGATGGTATCATTCTTGTAGGTGCTGCTGGTAACAACAATCAATTGATGGTTGACCAAACTGACAACAGATATGGTTCTGTTGTAGCAATTGGTGGTAGTAACTATCCAATGTATCAGGGATCTGCTCCAGTCAATTCACCACAGTTTATTTCTGTTGGTGCTATCAGTAACTATGCTGATTTTAGAAGAGCATCTTTCTCTAACTATGGTCCCAAGGTTGACATCTGGGCTCCTGGTCAGAATATTATATCTGCTTTCAACAGTTCTGGTTTTTCTGATGGAAAGTATGGTGGAGCACCAAACTATTACTATTCTATTAGTGGAACTAGCATGGCATCGCCTCAGGTAGCAGGTATTCTTGCTGTCTATGCTACTGGTAAGTCTAGATTCACACACCAAGATGCACTCAGGTATCTTACCCAGCACAATAATATGAATGACTTTGGTAGAACTGTGATGGACTGGGACATCGGTGGTGACCCACCTGCCACATATTCAGTTGACATTCAAGCTCCCAATGCTTCTTATTACACCCTCAACGGAACTGATAGGAAGGGTGTGGTTCAAGGTAACAATGTTACTATTAGTCTTAACCAGGGTGACACACTTGAATTGCAAGCCAATGCTGGTGGTCACCCAGTCTGGGTCAAGACACAAGCAACTGTGGGACAACAATATGGAGTTCCTAATGGCATTACAAACAATGGTATTACCAACGGAACTATTACTTGGGATACAACTACTACAACACCTGGAACATATTATTATATTTGTGAGTACCATGGTTCAATGAATGGACAGATCATAATCAGTGCAGGCACTGCTGGAACGCAAGCAGATAATACATGTCAACAGGGTAGTCCTGATCGTGTCATCAATTTACTTGATGAAGATAGAGGTGCTGAGATTGATGGTGGGCGACAGGAAAATGATCAACTCAGAAAGGGATTGAGAATCAATACATTGAATGTAGAATATACTGATAAACCAGGGCAGATTTATCCTAGACCAAACACTTATTTTGGACCGTGATAAATAAAAGAGCCTAGCTCTTTATAAATGACTGATACAAAACCAGTTGAAGTTGAAGAGAAGGATAATGATGAAGACAAAAGTGAAGTTCTTGGTAATTTAGTGAAAGTTGTGGTCCTCATTTGGTCCGCCTCCCTTCTCACATTCAGCTATGTCCGTTTACCAAACGGTCAGAAAATCTTAGATTTCGATCCAACTTTTATAGCCTCGGTGTTTTCTGGATCGTTAGCTGCGTTCGGATTGAGTCCTGCCAAGAATGGATCTGCTCCTAAAAAAGCACCCTCCATTGGAAAGAAGGAAGAATCTAATGCAAAAAATTATTAATACTATAGCACTGCTATCTGGTCTCACTTCTCTTTGTGTGATCGGTGGTGGTGCTTATCTTTACATCAACAAAGACGCTCTCGCTGAGAAAGCGATTGCTCAAGTAGGTGCCGCTGCTACTCAGGCAATTCAGGAAGCACTGCCAGGTCTTTTGAGTTCTGCTATGCCTAAACAACCTGAACTACCTAAACAAACTGGCGGTGTCATGCCCCCAATTGGTATTAAATAATGGTAATTTCAGACTCGGATAAACCAAAACCAACACAAACACCAGAACCAAAGAAACCATCTGGGTGGAAGATAATGATCAGCACTGCTGGTGCATTATTTGCTATCTCACATCTAGGTCTTCTTGGTTATCTAATCGACAGGAAGGCAGAACCATCAGTTCCACAGGTTCCAACTATTAATATCCCTCGTGGTGATTACTCGTCTTATAAAATCCATGCAGGTAAAGACGGTTACACCATTGAATACAAAGCAAACGATCCTGCTATCTTAGAGTCACATAGATCTCTAGATCTAGACAAAGAAAAGAAAGGACTCTTTGGCGGAGGAACTGAGAGGCGCACTGAGACTCGCTACGATCAATACACTATGGATGGCACTCGTAACATCGGGGGAGGTGCAATAGGTGAAGAGGGAAAGCAGAGTGCAAAGAGCGTAGAGTGTATCGTGGCGGACGCTGGAGCACGCTCACAGGGTGCGATGGCAGGTAGTGCTATTGCTGCTGGTGTTGCTGTCCCTGCACTATCTGGCATCCCTTACATCGGATGGTTGGCAGGTGGTTGGGCACTGCTGCTAGGAAACAAAGCAGGATCCGAGATGGGTTCGCAAGTCGGACAAGTATTTAACGATTGCTAATGACATTATTCAACACTCCTCATAGAGAACCTTGGTATTCTATGATCAAGGAGTGTCAGGATGCAGTGGATAGACATACACAACTGTACTTGGAAACATATGATGTATTTCATTTGAATCAAGCAGACTTGATTCGTGTCTATATGTCTAGGTTGAAAGAGTGGATTATAGAGAATGAAAAATGACAGAGATTCCTTTGATACAAATTGATGGTAATGTGATACGAGAGATTCGTATCAATAATCCACCAGGATATTTGTTAGAACCACGAATGGCACTACCACCTAATGTCCCAGTGACAGAACAGATTGGTGTGCCAATTGTTAATGTTCCTGGGTGTGTCGAAGCGCATGAGGTTCAAGAGAACAACATGCTTGAGCAAGACGACCCTAAAGGTGTTAAGACATTCTGTGATGCTGGTGTGCCATCGTTCAATCCAATTGACTACAACAAAGATAAGCTCAAGTTTGAACACGAACCACCAGTACCACCAATCAAAGGAACACCAGACACCACACCAGATGTCACACCAGAAGTTCCTAAGGATGTTGTACCATCAGCACCTAAGCAAGAGTGTCCTACTAGAGAGCAGGTACTAAAAAACCCAATAGGAAAAGTCCTAGAGGGTAACAAGAAGATTACTGGTTATGAATTGGTAGGTAAAGAATGCCTGATGGTAACAGAACAACTTACTATACCAGATCAAATTATATACAACATACCTAACGCTGGTATGGTTACAACCACAGCATCTATTGCAGTGGTCGCTACTAGTTCTGCACTGCTTGCAAAACCAGTTGTAGATATACTCTTGAAGGTAGTGAAACCTGTTGTTAAGAAAACAATTAAAAAAATACAGACGGCGCTTGGTAAAGCACCGCCTAAGTTATCTCGAACCGAACTACAAACTAATAAGTATCGTGAGAAGAAGGGACTATCCCCACTCAAGTTTGGTAAGAAAAAGAAAAAGTAATTAAGGATTGCCAATAGAAATTGGTGGTCCTAAGTCTGATGCTTTTGTGCTAGGGATAGAATGAGTATGCTGTTTGACTACAGTAACATTCTGCACTACAACATCGGCACATATTTTATAGTAAGGACTCTTTGGATGGAAACTGATTCCCTCCTTTAATAAATTTCCACAATTTTTTAATCTCGCGATCTCAAAATCGAGACGCTTATTAGCAGAGAGTTGATTCATCATTGCGATGTTTGCTGCAGCAGCTTCTTTACATAGTTGCTGTAGTTTTTTGTCTTGTGGTCTAGACCATGTAGCAGACACACCTATCGACAAGTTGTAGTTATCTTTCTGTCCAGTTCTAGTTGGTTGAAACCACAATATGTCCCCAGGATTATCAGGTGCCCCGTCCCCTTTTGGGTTTCCATCATCATCGAAATCACCAGTGAGATCTCTCATATCATACACTGGTGTATCATAATAATCTTCATAAGGTTTCTGTGCTGAAATTGCTCCAGTAATATATGGAGTAATATTCAGTGTAGGTCCTTGACATTGAATTCCATTACCATAAGTATTGGTAATGTACGGTCCTTGTAAAACCTGAATAGCTTGATTGGTGACTGAGCCAGAGCTATTTGCCACTGGAGCTGCAGTAGCACTGACTCCTCCCACTGTCTCTGCATACGCAGGGGTTGCTGTTGCACTTAGGGCAAGTATTAGACATAGTTTCTTTCCTATTGCTGGAAGATTGAAGTGGTGTCGGTCACGCTGGTGACCTCTGTCGTTCTGTTTATAATTGTGTGGTTTTGAAGTCCAGGTCCTTTGTAGGTTTCTGTGAACTGAAACGCTGCTCCTGGTGTTGTTTGTGTGAAGGTTGGTTTGTTTGTCGCCCCTGTCCATGTTGAAGTCACTCCATTAATAGTTACGCTTGTGGAACCTGTCCCTGGAGATAGGTTACCATTTGCTGTCACGCCTGAACCAGTCGCTGAATACTGATATCCAGTCGAATAATCCATTGAATTTATAGTTTCTGTTATCGTACTTGTTGTCTCTGTGTGGCTCGTCATTGAGCCCTGTGTGAAGTTTGGGACCACGGGGACCGCCAGGGCAGGAGCAAGTGTGACACTTACACCCACCACACTCAGAACAGACCAAAGTATCGTCTTTCCAGAATTCATCATGACGATTATCCTCAGTCAATAACAGTGACCTCTGTTACATACTGTCCTACAGCACTTGTGCCAGCTCCACCAGCAGTTACGGTTAGTACACCTGCACTGGTTACAGTACCAGCTAGGTCGCCTGCGGTTCCAGCTGTGTAAGAAGTAACAGAACCGAAGTTAGGAATTGTACCTACTGTTGCAGCACTTGTAGGCAATGCGTCAGCTTGATTGTAAGATTGACTAAAGCTGAACGCTGCACCTGCAGTGTCCTGAGTAGCAGTAATAGTTCCTGGATTGTATACACCAGAGGTGATAGTGCCTGCTGATACAGCACCAGCAGTTGATCCGTCCGTAGTATCAATATTTGAACCTGAGATACTGAACGACGAACCAAGTCTTGTCGCAGTCGATCTAGCTGCATCAACAGTCAGTTGAACACTAGACGAATGTTTGGTAACGAGTCCGCCAGCATTAGCTGCTGTAGCGGTCATCAGTAGCATAACGAGTGGTAATAATTTTTTCATAACACTCATAAAATTTGGATCCATATTTATTTAGTACAATCCTCTGTGTTCGGAATGAACGAAAGCAGCTTGACAACTCGTAACATTTCCTATATACTTTTGTAGTATTTCTTTACATAACATCCATGACTATCACCACGAACGAGTACGGACAACAAAACATCTTTGCAAAAGAACCTCAGATGGTAGTGGAGGACTACAACCGTAAGGGTTTGTTCTCTCCTCAGCAGTATGCTGAGATCTATAACGGACGCTGGGCGATGATGGGTGTTGTGAGCGGGTTGCTTTCTTACCTGATTACTGGTAAACTGTTCTTTGGAATCTTCTGAAGATAAAATGCCAGACCCAGACGCTCTTTGGCAGGACATCCAGAAACTCGACGATTTGTATGAAGAGCTACTGTGGGATCCTGACGATGAGTTACAATTTACTCACGATGGCAAACGAGTCATCATCATTAACAAAACACAGGAGAACTTAAAATGAAATTTGGATTCACCCCAGAGGCAGAGATTCTTAACGCTCGCCTTGCTATGATTGGATTCGTTGCTGGTGTAGGTGCTTACCTTACCACTGGTCAAATTCTACCAGGCGTATTCTAATAAATAACAACTGAATATCGTCGCCGTAAGGATCCTCTGCCATGAAACAGAAGGATCCTTTTTTTCTTTTAAAGGTATGATAGAACAACAATTATTCCACATCTACGAGAAGGCAACTAACGAACCTGTCAAGGTGTGCCTGACAGTTGATGAACTGGAACAACTAATCGCAGAAAGACGCATGGATTGGCGTCACTGGGAGGTCGAACCGTGCTATACTGATTACAGTGTGGAAGATGCATCGTTCTGAAATCAAGCAGCACCTTAAGTTTCTTAAGGATCTGAAGAAAGACTTACGACGCAACCCTAAACACAAGGTTCCTAAGCACCCCCTGAGAAATAGGTACAAACACTCATCTTTTAGGGGTTGACTGGTTTTCCGCACTCCTGTATACTAAATAGGTAAACAAATGTAAAGTTTGTCTTACTTTCTTAACAAATCGCACTTTTAATTTATGACTGTTTCGTCTCTTTCGCAGCAGCGAGTGAGCAATTGGGAAGCGTTCTGTGAGTGGGTTACCAGCACCAACAACCGCCTGTATGTCGGTTGGTTTGGTGTGTTGATGATCCCCACGCTTCTTGCCGCTACTATCTGCTTCATCATCGCCTTCGTTGGCGCACCTCCCGTCGATATTGACGGCATCCGCGAACCTGTTGCAGGTTCTCTCATGTACGGTAACAACATCATCTCTGGTGCTGTTGTACCTTCTTCCAACGCTATTGGACTTCACTTCTATCCTATCTGGGAAGCAGCAACTCTAGATGAGTGGTTGTATAACGGTGGTCCTTTCCAGTTGGTTGTCTTCCACTTCCTGATCGGTATCTATGCATACATGGGTCGTGAGTGGGAACTGTCCTATCGTCTGGGTATGCGCCCTTGGATCTGTGTTGCTTACTCCGCTCCCGTCGCTGCCGCATCGGCAGTCTTCCTGGTTTACCCTTTTGGACAGGGTTCTTTTAGTGATGCTATGCCTCTTGGTATTTCTGGTACATTCAACTACATGCTTGTGTTCCAGGCAGAGCACAACATCCTGATGCATCCTTTCCATATGCTTGGTGTTGCTGGTGTCTTCGGTGGATCTCTCTTCTCTGCTATGCATGGATCCCTCGTTACTTCTTCGCTGGTCCGTGAGACGACTGAAACTGAGTCTCAGAACTACGGTTATAAGTTTGGTCAAGAAGAAGAGACCTACAACATCGTTGCTGCACATGGATACTTCGGTCGCTTGATCTTCCAGTATGCTTCTTTTAACAACTCTCGCTCGCTGCATTTCTTCCTCGCAGCATGGCCAGTCGTGGGCATCTGGTTTACCGCCCTCGGCGTCTCCACCATGGCGTTCAACCTCAACGGATTCAACTTCAATCAATCCATTGTTGAGAGTCAAGGTCGTGTGGTAAACACTTGGGCAGATGTTCTCAACCGTGCTGGTCTGGGTATGGAAGTTATGCACGAGCGTAATGCTCACAACTTCCCTCTCGACCTTGCTGCTGCTGAGTCCACTCCTGTGGCACTCACCGCACCTGCTATCGGTTGATATAAGTTACACATAAAAAACACAAGGGACCTTCGGGTCCCTTTCTTTTTCTTCGATATTATTATGGACGACATTGCATCTAAGCGAAAAGCAATTGCAGTATGTAATCAAGGTGTTGTACAGCAACTCTATGATGTCATCGCACAACTCGAATGGGATTGTTATGATGATGTCGTTGTACAGATCGGTGGTACATCTGTGTATGGTATTGATGGTGCTGGTACTAAATGGGCACCACTGAAAGGCACTCGAAAGTATAACAAGGACGCCTTCATTGTTATTAAAAACAGGACTCGCGATCCATATGTGCCTTCCAAAACAATTGAAGAACAAAATGTAAATGACGAGGTTAAATAAAAATGGTAGCATCAACACTACAACAACAAACATTACAACGGGGATGGTTTGATGTCCTGGATGACTGGCTTAAACGAGATCGCTTTGTCTTTGTGGGTTGGTCTGGATTACTTCTTTTTCCCACTGCTTATCTGGCAATTGGTGGCTGGCTTACTGGCACGACCTTTGCTACGAGCTGGTACACCCACGGACTCGCGTCTAGTTATCTTGAGGGTGCTAATTTTCTCACAGCGGCTGTGTCAACGCCTGCTGATGCTATGGGTCATTCTCTTCTTCTACTTTGGGGTCCTGAGTCTCAGGGAGATTTCGTCCGCTGGGTCCAACTTGGGGGACTCTGGAATTTTGTGGCGCTCCACGGTGCCTTCGCCCTAATCGGGTTCATGCTCAGGCAGTTTGAGATTAGTCGTCTCGTAGGGATTAGACCATACAATGCGATTGCTTTTTCAGGTCCTATTGCCGTATTTGTTAGTGTATTTCTCATCTACCCTCTCGGACAATCGAGTTGGTTCTTTGCGCCGAGCTTTGGTGTCGCGGCAATCTTCAGATTCCTACTTTTTCTACAAGGATTTCATAACTGGACACTCAACCCCTTCCATATGATGGGAGTTGCTGGTATACTGGGAGGAGCACTCCTGTCAGCAATCCATGGAGTCACTGTAGAGAACACACTGTATCAAGATGGCGAACAAGCGAACACTTTCAAAGCTTTTGACAGCACTCAAGAAGAAGAGACCTATTCGATGGTTACTGCTAACCGTTTCTGGTCCCAGATATTTGGAATTGCTTTTAGCAATAAACGCTGGCTTCATTTCTTTAT